TTAAGAGAAACGTTAACTCCGTATTTTTCTTTAGCATATGTATCAAGGATGATACCTGCCTGCTTAACCACAGACTGCCCAGTAAGAGTAATGCTACCGGCGTGATCACTATCACAAATAGGACTAAACTTATTAGCAAAAACACCGTAAATGGAGTTAAGAAGAATTTTGATAACGTGCTGTATGGTGTCAGCTCGTTCCATATTAAACTTACACGTTTTATATTCATCAGTATCTGGGGTTAAATTACTTAGCTGTTTCTTATATTCAATATACTGATTTTTGTTTCTTACCCGCTCACTATAAAGGTTATCAATTAGAGACGGTACAACACCTTTTTTCTTCTGTGTATACAAAACGTTAGCTTTTGATATAGCTAACTTTTCAATCTCCATAAACTTTTCGAGCTTATCGAGGGGTACTGTCTTTTCAGTACCACTAGCTAACAATAAAGTAGCTTCAGTATCGGTCTTGCGAATAATTTTACCTATCTTAGTCTCTGGCGAAATATTAAGAGTAATGATAGTGTTAGGGTATAGTGAATTAGCGTCATAACTCACTACTGCAGTCTTTAAACCGCGTTCTGGATCTCTAACATAACCACCTTCAATTTCATCTCTAGTAGGGCCTGAAACGAATGTTGGTATAACCATACCGTGTTTATACGCTTCTAAAGCAACACAACCAGTAACAATAGATACTTTACCTAAAGCAGCTTCAAAACTAGTTAAGCCTTTGTACGCTAACATACGAATAATTTTAAAGAACTGTAATTTCTTTTCCATTCGTACTAACAGGTCAACGTCCTGAATATTATAATCTACAAAGTTATTCCAGTCGTTTTCAGATAGAGAAGCTAAGTTAGTAGCGTTAATAGCTAATTTACCTTCACCTAATTCATGTTGAGCAACAAAGTTTAGTGCGTATGATTCAAGCAAACCACGTGCAAAACCTTTATATACTTCAAGGTAGTCCATAGCTGATATACCGTGAATATACCAACGATCTAACTCTTGTCCTTTAACGAAAATACCTTTACGACACCATAGACTTTTTAACGGCGATAAGCGTTTAGCTGCGTTTTCACCTAATAAATTATTAATACGGTTAATGGTATAAGGAAAGTCGAAAAAGTCTGTATTCCACCCGGATAGAATATCAGGGTAGTAGTCTTTCTCCCAAAAGTCTAAGAACTTATTGAGTAGATCTACTTCGCCACTACACTCCGTATAAATGACGTTTTTACGTGTTGGTGTGTATGGTTTACAACCCCAGGTATAAAACGTTTCTGATAAGTTATCGTATATCGTTATAAGGTTGATAGGGTGCTTAGCATCCTTAGCTTCAGGAAACTCATCTGGTGAATAAACTTCAATATCAAGAAAACAAACCTTTAATGGGTTAGCAGAAAACTCAGGCTTTTCGTAATCTTCTTTATACTTTTCGATAAGAAACTGCTGTTCTACCTGAATATTGTGATATAAACGTTTAATAGCACCGTCCTGCGCTGCTTTATTACGTTCAAACGAATTCTTAAATACCTTTTTCTTTAACTTAGTGTTAAAGATAGATAAAGCATCAGCGTTATCCTGATTAGTTTCTACATAAAAATAAGGACTATACAGTTCTTTCTTAACTGTACGGTTACCGTTTTTATCCCAGGTAAAAAGGTAAGCAGTAGATTCGCGAGAATTATAATATACGTTACGATACACAAAATATATTATGTACCACCTTACTAACTAATCAAGAAGGAAAGTAAACTTTCATATGCTCGTCAATATGATCTTCCAACCAGTATTTGGTAGCAACCTTACGAGCATCATCTGATTCGTTCAAGTACATTCTACGGTCTCTTAGTAGCTTCTTAGCTAAATCCATCATTTCATCAGGAGTATCGAACCGTAGTGGCGCAATAGGGTCTGTATTATATGGTGGAGCGTCTTGGCATAAACATGGAATACCTAGTGCACCTGCTTCAAGATACTTGATAGGTGCTTTAGCATAATTAAACTTGTTATTCTGTAAAGGTGCAAATGCTAAATTAAGGTTTAACGAATCAAATGCATAATTGTATTCGTATAATGATTTCCACCCAACAAACTCAACTTCACCAGCTTGAATAAGATCTTGTATACCGTTTGGAGCAGCACCCATAAATACCCATTTATAATCCTTGTAAGTTTTACGAATAATATCGGTATAAGGCTCAATATCATCTATTACACCTGGTAATCTCATTACGTTTAAGTGTGTTGGACTACCTACATAACCAATACGCGGACGCTTTTTATTACGGTCAAAATTTTCTACTACCTTTTGTTTACTATAAAAACGATCCATCCAGAATTTAGGTAAATAGTTAGGAACAACTATAGCTGGTACCCCGGTTCTTTCTGAATAGTAATCTGCCATGAACTTAGTAGGGCAAGTAATAGCATCACAAAGTCTAATAATTTCAGTAGCAGTTTTACCTATAACTGGATCAACAAAAGCTTCTCTAGATTTGTTGTATAGAGGAATATCTTCAGGGAAAATAACGTCGTCAATTTCGTAATAGATTTTAAACTTGTTACCTTTATTAGAAGTATCTCTTAAGAACTTTACAAACTCTAATTGAGGGGGTGTTACTTGACGTTGTATCTTTACTGACTTAACTCCTGCATAATAACGTGGGTCTAGTAACATCACAGTTGAGTTAATAACAACACCCCTACCAGAAGCATTAATTAAAGATTCTGGCCAATGTAAGCGCCAGAAACCGCAACCACCATGATCAGCTGCAAAGCTAATAGCCATATTAGCTGGGGCAGGACCACCAGGAGATGGGGCTTGAACCTGCTGTGCATTAGCAACAGGAGAACCAAATGCAGGTGCTCCAAATGGAAGTGCGGGTGCGCCAAGTACGAAGGAATTATTCATTATTAAAATTTGTTGTTGCTCTTACTGTAATACCGTTTTTCTTTTCTAGGAATATAATTTCACCACTTGTACAGTATTTCATACTTTCCTTGCGGTGTGATATTATATACACTGCCTCTTGGTATTTTTCCACTCTATCACGTATTATATCCAATACCAATTCAATACCTTTTTCATCTAAAGATGAGTCAAGTAATTCGTCAAATACGGATATATTCAACCATACATTAGCTTTAGCTCTACGGATATCCTGAAAAGTAAAGATCATTGCAAGATCAATTGCTTTACGTTCAGCTCCAGAAAAATTAAAGTAACTACATTCAGCACCACGTTCATTAGTGATAGTTTCTTCAAAGAACTCATTAAACTTGACTGTACTATTACTTTCAAGCTTTTTAAGGTAATAAGCAAGTCTAAGGTTTAATACTTCTAATATCTTTTTAACAATATACGACTTTACACCTTCTTCTGAAGTAATAAACTTAGCGGACTCAATTATATCAATTCTAGTCTGTAGCTCTTCTACTTTTACTTTAATTTCAGATATACGATCTTCTATCTTCTTAATATTATCGTTATATGCACCGTCATCGTTATTCAATGCATCTAAATCTACTACTAACTGTGATTGCCACTCTTTAAGCTGGTTTAAACGATTGTTAATACTCTCTACTTCTTTTTTACGAATATTAAAATCATTTATCTTCTTTTGGGTATTAGTAATATGAGTCTCAACTTTATTTAACTGGTTTTGAGCTTCTACTAAGAGAGGCTTCTGTGTATTAACTACTTCAGTAAATTTTTGTATTTCGTTTTGACATTCAGCTTTGTCTTTTTCGTATTGTAAGTTAGTAGCTTCTGCTAAGTCTTTACCACAATGCGGACATCTACTATCTACCTTTTTAAGCTTCTTGATACGATCATTATTAAGTTTAATATGTGTTTCTGCTTCTGTAATGAGCTTATTAATAGCAGCTATCTTACGATCGCATAAATTTTCAGCATTTTTAAGCGCTGACATATTATCTAATATCTTTTTCTCAGCTTCAGTATCTACTGATTCAATCTTACCAATCTTTTCGTTAATTAAAGCAATTTCTTGTGTATTATTACGTTGACGAGTAAGAAGCACTTCTCTACGTTTACTTTTCGTTTCTTCGTATGTTTCTCTTTGCTTAATGCTATCTTGTAATGATTTCTCAGTAGTATCTATCTTAGCATGTTCAATATCTAAGCAACGTTTAGCTTCATTAAAATCTGAACGGGCAATAAGCAACATATTGCTAAACACCTCTAAACCTAGAATACCTTCAATAAACTTACGTTTTTCGATTTTCTTTTGAGCCATAAACGGTACTGTATTGTTTATGGTCATTACTA